GCCACAATAATATGGTACAATAAATTATGTTAACAAAAAGACAAGCACAACTATATAAATTTCTAAAATCTTATTACAAAGAACATCAAGTGATGCCTAGCTTTGAAGAGATGAAGATTTTTATGAACCACAAATCTAAGAGTTCTATATTTAATATGTTAGGATACATAGAATGGAAGGGTTATATAAAGAAAAAAGAAAATCATTGGAGAGCAATAGAAATAATAAAAGATTTGTAGTGTATACAACACTGCATAAATATGATAGTAATTAAAAATTAATTAGTGAAGGAAATATGAGTAGATTTTATTTAAAGAAAACATATGTGAATGTAGACATGGCTGTTGAAGATTGTTTTGATAATGTTACAGATGAGAGTAAGCTTCAAAAGAAAGTACAGTTTACTTCTAATGCTATCGTTGCTGAAAGAAATGTTAAGTTCATACGCAGTACAGTTGAAGAGATAAATGAAAAGAAATATAAAGAACAAGTAAAGAAATCAAACAGTAAAAAAAATAAAAGTATTTCAACAAGTGAAATAAAAAAGGATTAGAAATGTCAGAAGAAGTTAACACTAAAGATGATAGTGCTTATAAACCTAGACAGTTTTTAATAACGAGTGAGTTGATTTTATGGAGGTCAGTTATAGTACGCAACATCTTAGATGCTTTAGGTATGGATATTCATGCATGGGGTTCATCAAGAGTAAAGATTGTTGACGATGCAAAAGCTTGGTTCAATAAAAACAATTCAGATTTTAACGAGGTATGCGACTATGCAAACCTGCAACCTTACTTTATTATTAATATATATCATAAGATTGTAGAAGGTAATACTAATAAGAAATTTGATAAGAAGAACTTACATAAATTTCTATTAGAATATCTGTGTACTTTTACAGAGGAGCAATAATGACAAAAGATATGAAGTTAAATAAGAACTATAAGTTTGATATAGACTTAAAGTATGGTAAGATAAGAGAGAAGAGAGTTGCAGATTTACTTGGTAAGGAACAGGTAGAAATAAAAACAGAGAGAAGTTGGTGGAGGAAGACAGGCAATATAGCTATTGAATATGAGTTCAGAAAAAAACCTTCAGGCATAGATAAGACAGAAGCTAAATGGTGGTTTCATATTCTAGAGTTAGAGAAGCAAGAACATTGTATGTTAATCTTTAGAGTAAGCAGACTAAAAAAAATAGTAAAGAAATATAAGAAGACACACACAAAAAATGTAGGAGATTATAATGCAAGTAAATGTGTAGTGATTCCAATTAAAGAATTATTTAACGAGGGATGTTATAAATTATAAAACATGAGCCAAAAAGATTTATTAAGGGAATTGAAGTTAACTATAGCAGACATGACTAAAGAAAAAAATGATGCTATTGAACTAGCTTCCACTAAAGATACTAAGATTAAACAGATTCTAACACAACTAGAACAAGCTACGGATGATGTAAAAGCTATGGGTAAAAAGATAGCTGAACTAGAAACCAAGCTTGATAATCAAGGTGTTAAAATAAAAAAAGAATGTAAGTGTTGACAAGGGAGAATGTAAATGTTAATACTTACACAACAACTAATAAATATAGAGGTATAATAATATGGCACAAGTAGAAGGAACAGCATACTGGGCATCTTTGTCAAGACCCAATGAAAAGTTTGAACCAATGTGGAGAATAGATTTAGCATTGGATGATGACACAGCAGCACAGTTTGCTAAAGAAGGTTTCACTTTAGGTGAAACAACTATTGATGGTGATACAGTTAAAAACATTATCAAGTTTAAAAGAAAAGTTTCCAAAAATAATGGGGATAAAAACCAACCACCTATGATAGTGGACGGAGCAAAGAAACCATTAGATAAAATAGTAGGTAATGGAAGCAAAGTAGTTGTGATGTATAAATCTTATGACTGGAATTACAAAGGTAAGACTGGTAAAGGTTTAGACTTACAAGCAGTTCAAGTTAAAGAACTAGTAGAGTACACACCAAGGGAAGACTTTGATGTTATTGAATCAGCAGAAGGAAATGCAGATAGTAATATTAAAGAAGACTTTTAGTAACTGCATATAGCCATAAGTTATAATGGCAGTTTCATTATACTTATCTCCAAAGGGGAGTCGGCTTCATAACTGGCTCTCCTTTTTTTTATACATAATTAATAACGAAGGGCGACAATGGAAGAAAATAATAATGGATTTATAAAGTTTCATTTACCATGTCCACTATGTTCAAGTAGTGACGCAGTATCTGTAAACAAAGATAACTCAGCTTATTGTTTTTCATGTCAACAATACATAAAGGAATATGATATGGAAATCACAGAGGGTACAACGAATGGTACTAACGAGTACCAATCAAAAAACTTATTAGCTGAATCTAACTACGCAGAAATTGTAGATAGAAACATTAAGGAAGAAAGTTGTAAGAGGTACGGAGTTACAGTTAAGATAGATACGATGGGTGTTATCACACACCATTACTATCCTTATCATGATAAACAAGGTGCAAAGATTGCAACTAAAACAAGGTTCACTAAGCTAAAAGAATTTAGTATTCAAGGTAATACTAAAATGTCAGGCTTATTCGGTGAACATCTATTTCAAAAAAATAAATATATAATTATAACAGAGGGTGAGTTAGATTGTTTATCAGCTTATCAAATGTTTAAGACTGTTAAATATGAAACACCAGTTGTTAGTATTAAGAATGGTATTACTTCGGCAGTTAAAGATATCAAAGGAAGTTTAGATTACTTAGAACAATTTGATAACATCATTATAAATTTTGATAATGACAAGCATGGTCAAGAGGGTGCATTAAAAGTAGCTGAACTATTTAGTCCAGGAAAATGTAAGATAATGTATTTACCTGAAGGATTAAAAGATGCTTCTGATTGCTTAAGTAAAAACAGTATTCAGATTTATACTAAAGCTTTTTGGGATGCTAAGTTATATGCACCTGATGGTATCATTAATGCTAATGTTTTGTTTGATGAGATTGCTAAACCAATCACGAAAGCTTTTGTTCAATATCCTTTTGAGGGTATGAATAAAATTACTTATGGTATCAGACCATCTGAATTAGTTACCTTTACAGCAGGTTCAGGACTAGGTAAAACTCAAGTGATGAGAGAAGTTGTACATCATATGATTAAAACTACAGAAGATAATATTGGTTTGCTTATGTTAGAAGAAACACCAGTCATTACTTCTAAAGGTTTAATGAGTGTGGAAGCAAATCAAAGATTACATTTACCTGATGTTCATGTAAGTAAAGAAGAACTTAAAAACTATTTTGATGCAACAGTAGGTACTGGTAGAGTATTTATGTTTGACCACTTTGGTTCTAACTCAATTGATAATATTGTTTCAAGAGTTAGATACTTAGCTAAAGGTTTAGATTGTAAGTATGTTATCATTGACCATGTTAGTATCATTGTATCAGACCAACAACACGGAGATGAACGAAGAGCATTAGATGAAATTATGACTAGGCTTAGAACTCTTGTACAAGAAACAGGATTAGCTATGATAGTTGTATCTCACCTTAGAAGACCTGAAGGTAAAGGTCATGAGGAAGGTGCTGCAACTTCACTCTCTCAACTTAGAGGTTCGGCAAGTATAGGTCAGCTAAGTGACATGGTCATAGGATTGGAACGAGATGCACAAAATGATGACCCAGTAATAAGAAACACTACAAGGGTAAGAGTATTAAAGAATAGATTCTCAGGTACTACTGGTCCATGTTGTGATTTATTATACGACCCTGATACTGGTAGACTTAAAGAAATTAATCTTGATGAAATTTAAACAAGTCGTTTTTGATATTGAAACAACCATGACCACCGATAAGGTGTGGTGCATTGTATGCAAACATGGTGATGACTATTATCAATTCAAAGACGGAAAGAATCTTCATCGCTTTGAGGAGTTTGCTAAACAGACAGAAGAATTTATTGGACATAACATTATAGGTTTTGATGTTCCTGTTTTAAATAAGTTCTTTGGTTCGGATATATTTAAACACTGTAAGTTAACAGACACCTTAGTATTATCAAGATTGTTTAATCCTATTATAGACGGAGGACATTCTCTAAAAAATTGGGGTACAAAACTAGGACAGAATAAGATTCAGTTTGAACAGTTTGATTTTCTTACAGAAGAAATGTTAACCTATTGTAGAAACGATGTAGCCTTAACAGAAAAACTTTATCGCTTCTTAAAAAGAAAGATGGGTACAGAGTTTGGAGAGTCTGTTGAGTTAGAACATAAGACAGCAGAGATAATTCAAAAGCAACATGAGTTAGGTTTCAAGTTAGATATTGTAGAAGCTTATGGATTACAAGCAATGTTTCAGGAAGAGATGAATAGATTAACCTCTAAGGTTAGAGAAAGTTTTCCACCTTTAAAAATAGAAGAGGAGTTTATTCCTAAGTCTAACAATAAAGCAAGAGGTTATGTTAAGGGAGTTCCTTTTACAAAGGTAAGTTATAAAGTATTTAATTTAGGTTCAAGACAACAGATAGCTGAACGATTAATGTTACTTGGGTGGAAGCCTAAGAAGAAAACAGATAAGGGTCATGTTATTGTGGATGAAAAAGTATTAAGTCAGATACATAATATTCCTGAGGCTAAATTAATTAACAGGTTTCTTATGCTACAGAAAAGAATTGCTCAAGTCAGTTCTTGGATTGAAGCAGTAAGAGAAGACGGAAGAGTACATGGTAGAGTAATTACCAATGGTACAATTACAGGGAGGATGAGTCATCAGTCGCCCAACATGGCTCAGATTCCTGCTGTGTACTCTCCGTATGGAAAAGAATGCAGAGCATTATGGGTAGTAAACAAAGGTTATAAACTAGTAGGTGTTGATGCTTCAGGTATTGAACTGAGGATGTTAGCACACTATATGAATGATAAGGAGTACATACATGAAGTCGTTAATGGAGATATACACACAGCAAATCAAATTGCTGCTGGTTTGGAATCAAGAGATAAGGCGAAGACTTTTATCTACGCATTCATCTATGGAGCAGGTTCAGCCAAACTTGGAAGCATCATCGGAGGTTCGACAGCAGATGGCGAAAGAGCTAAAGAAAAATTTCTTAGAGCAACACCAAGTCTTAGAAGCTTACGAGCAAAAGTGGAACGAGTGGCTGAAAGACGATGGGTCAAAGGACTTGACGGAAGAAAAATAATTATAAGACATACTCATGCTGCATTGAATACTTTATTGCAAGGAGCAGGTGCTATAGTTATGAAGAAGGCATTGACACTGCTTGAAGAATATGTTAAGATAAAACAAATCAAAGCATTTCCAGTTGTAAATGTACACGATGAATTTCAATATGAGGTTGAAGAAAGTAGAACCGAAGAGTTTGGAAGACTAGCAGTACAATCAATTATAGATGCAGGTAACCAATTAAAAGTGAGGTGTCCATTAGATGGAGAATATAAAGTCGGAAACAACTGGTCAGAAACGCATTGATACATTAGCTATAGATATCAAACAATTGATAGCTGATATATCTAATGGCAAACCTGCCAACATGACTGAAGAAAATATAAATGTATTTCTTCAGAATATTAAAGAAGCTGTATTAGCTTGGAACAAACCTGAAGACAGGTCAGCTAACAGAGGTAAGCTTAGAATGTCTGTCATAGGTAAACCACCTAGACAATTATGGTATGATAAGCATAGTCCTAAAGAAAGAAAAGATGATGATGCAGGATTAAATTTAAAATTCTTATACGGACATATCATTGAACATCTTGTTTTATATCTTGCTGAATTAGCAGGACATAAGATAGAAGACCAACAAAAGAAAGTTGAGATAGATGGTATTACAGGACATATAGATAGTCAGATAGATGGTGAAATATGTGATGTTAAATCAGCTTCATCATTTAGTTTTAAAAAATTTCAATCAGGTGAGATAGTAGGTGATGACCCTTTTGGTTATCATGCCCAGTTATCAGGATATGAAACAGCCAATGGTACTAAAGCAGGTGGCTTTCTTGTTGTTGATAAGTCAACTGGTGATATGTGTTTTTATAAACCTGATGACATGGCTAAACCTAATGTTAAAGATTTAATTAAAACTTTAAAAGATACTATGGTAATGGAGAACCCACCTGTAGATAAATGTTATGAAGATAAAGTAGAGAAGAATGGTAACAAACAATTAGCTATAGGTTGTCAGTATTGTCCTCATAAATTTGAGTGTCATGCAGATACCAATGAGGGTAAAGGTTTAAGAATATTTAAATATTCTAATAAAAATAATTACTTAACTCATGTAGAGAAGCTACCTAATGTAGAAGAAATAACAAGTCAATACAAAGAACAACTAACAAATTACATTAAAACAGTATGAAATGTTTCTACTGTAATTCAGAAGTAAGATGGAATAATGATTTTGATGCAGAGGATGTAGACCTTGATTCAGAATATACTATTGTTAGTATGTATGAATGTGATGAATGTCATACTTGGTATGAAGTATATCAAAATAAAAAGGAAAAGAAATGAACGCAAAACAAATGAAATATATTAGAAGAAAAGCTAAACATATTCTTGTTGAATGGTTAATGTCTTTGTTAAGTAAAGAAGAGGGAGAGAAGATTACATTTAAAAATGTGTTTAATTTTCTTCCTGATAAGACACATTACTATCAAGGCTCTACTATTAAATTACAGCCTTGGTCTTTCAAATGGATTGTTAAGAAATTAAAATTCAATTCAGAGTTGACATATGAACAATTGCATGATATGCTACAACCATCAGAAAAACAATTAAGAAGAATGGAATCAGAAGGAATAAAATTTAATGACTAATGCTAGTTACTTTAATAAAGAAAAACCTATTGAGAAACAAGAAGGTGGCACACATTATTCTAAACATAAGATTCAACCTTATAAATTTATTAGGGAGAATGAATTATCTTTCTTTCAAGGTAATGTCATAAAGTATGTTGTCCGTTATAAAGATAAGAATAAAGAAGAAGATTTAAAAAAAATTATTCATTACTGTGAATTAGAAATTGACGAAATGAATAGAGATAAATGGAGAGAAGAACATGATTAGTGAGCAAACAATAACTCAATTAGAAAAAAGAGCAAGAGGTTTTAGAAGAATTATATCTTCGCTTAATGATTTACCTATGTATGGAATCAATCCTACTATAGATAGAATTCTCTATGTTAAAATAGAAAGTTTAAAAGACCATCTTAAAAAGAAAATTACAAAGAACAACGAAAAGTTAAATGAAATATACACATCCAGTGTGGATAGTTTGTTAGATGATAGTGGACAATCTAATGTTACTGTTGACCCTGTAATAGATACTAGTAAATAATGACGATTGTAAATATGAGTGGTGATAAAGTAAAAGGGAAGCCACCAGTTTACAATTTAAGATTATGTTTGATAGGTTCAGATGATATTGATATTAAAAATATTGATACCTTTGGGTTAGCAGAAGATGGTTTCTTCATGGTTAAGACATTAGACAATAATAGATTTCCTGTATTTATGACATACCCTGAGAGGATTAAAACTGTTGAGGTATATATAGAAGGCAAAGAACCATTAACCAAATTAAACTTAGAAAAAGGTGATGACGATTTCCTAGTTGATTTACTAAAGAAACATAATGAAAAGCAGAAAACTTAAATCTAAAGTTAGAGTTAAGAAAACCGAAGCAGACTTAGCTGTATTTAAATTAATTATAAATAATCAAGGTAAGTTTATTATAGAAAAATCTATGTATCCTCTAAATAAGATAGAGTTACATTTTAAAAAAGAAAACTCAGGATTAATTAATTCAATGCTTAGAGAATGTAATATGGAGTTTGAAAGACTAAGTGATTTCTTAGACCAAATAGTTAAGAAGATAGGATGAAATTTATATTGTATATGAGTTTATGTTCTATGACAGCTAACAGTTGTTTAGAACCAGTTACACATAAAGAAGTGTTTGATGATTGGAAGAGTTGTGTTGTTGTAGCATTAAACACTTCTAAAAATCTAATAGATAAATTAGATTTAGACGATGTTAATAACTTAAAATTAAGTACTCAATATTCTTGTCAAGAAATAAAAGAAATTTAATAACCTATTCCATCTTTTCTATTACTAAATAATTTTCTCCAAGACCAAACATTAAGTTTGCTTGAGTAATGATATATATTTAATAGTATATATTTATATATTAACTTCATCGTTTCTTACCTTGTCCTCTATAAACATTCTTATGTTTCTTAGAATGTCTTCCAGGTCTTTTCCTATTTGTTGTCTTAATAAAATTATTAACACCAAATGTTTTTGATTTAGCTACCATTTAAATTAACATACCATATATATAAGTACA